ATTTTCTAACTTCCTCATCGCTAAAAATTTAGTCTTAGCTATTCTTAACATTCGATCAAACAATGGCTCTGCTTTAAAAGTTTTAATAGTATTTCTCATTTCACCATTAACAATTAAAGTCAGAGTATTGTTTGCATGATCTAACTCTATTGTAAAAAGTTCTTTACCTTTTACTCTGGTATCAACTCTTTTTAGATCTGCTTCCGTCATCATTACAATCTCCGTTTAATAATTTTTTTCTAAAATTATCTACTGATATTTTATTTTTTTTGGCTTGATGTTCTATGTAGCCTTGAAGCATTTTAGATATCATAGCACCAGGAGCTCTAAATTTATTTTTACAAAGACCTTTTAATAGTTTGTAATCTTTAATATTTATTGCTACTGATTTCCATTTATTTATGTCCATCTTTTATCTCCATATCTTCTGTTAGTACAAGTGGTTTTTGAATTGGTTCATCTTTATAATGATTAACTCTCCAGTCTTCTATTTCTTTTTCACTTAAAGTTTTAACCATCTTAACCGCATCTTCAATAATCATCATTTGAGTATTGACTCTATGAAGTTGTGTTAGAAGTTTAAAATTTTCTAACTCTAAGTATTTCACCTTTGCAGTTACGGCATTTATACCTTCATCAAGTTGTTGTATTATATCTTTTGGTTTATGTACTGCATTATCCATGCATATCCTCCTTTGTTGGTTCGTTTTTTCTTGTTTCGATTTCATCAAATACTAAAATTGTAGCTATCGTTTTAGTTATTGGATAATGTTTTCTATTAATCTCATCTGTAAAACTAATATTAGCAACACCATCAATATACATATCTAAATGCATTGAATCTTCAATTGGTGTGCCATCTGCTTCGTAAAGAGGGATAGCTGCTAATTGTTCATCAACTTCAGACATGATAGAATTTAGTATTGGACTTTTACTTTTTTGTGTCATGTCATCTTAACTATATGGGATAAAAGAAAATGTCAAATGAATTATGAAATTTATTTTAATATATACAGTCTGTTCTTTTATTAATGGTAGTTGTTTACCAGATACTCAATACCCTAAAACATTTGATACCTGGAGAGAGTGTATAACTACAGGATTAGATACTACAAAAAAAGTTGTTGAATTTTTCCCACCAGAAGATATAGAGAAGCATCAACTTGGCCCACGATTTGTGTGCCAAGTTATTAATACTGTTTAGAATGATTCTAAAATACATACTATTAGGTAGTGTATGTTTAAATACACCAGATGTGGGTACCAAGTGCACCCAATACATAGTAAATGACCTCATAGATGGCCCAGGATGTCGTTCTAAAGCAAAACACATAGGAATGACCATGAAACGACAAATAGAAGAAATTGGGGGCTCTATGGCCGATTATAACGTACATTGTATAGCTATTGACAGCCAAGGCTACAATGTTGACCATTCATTCAAAATATCTTATAATATCTCATGACAGCTTATCGTATCCGAGCTTCCATGGGAGGACAAAGCCTAGACCAAGTAGTCGAAGCTACCGATAGCAAAGAAGCAATACTTAAGGTGTCTGAATTAGTGGACCAAGGTAAAGTTGAAATTATCAAAGATGGTTTCACCGGAAACAAAAGGGTTCACATAACTTATGAGGAACTATAATGAGTCCTAAAAAACTAGAGTTGTTGAAGAAACTTCAAGAACTTGAAAATAAGTGGTCATCTGAGTTAATGACACATGGTGGTGTTCACACTGGAATGACTAAGATTGAGTCTGATATTAAGTCTACAAGAAATGAGATTAAATATCAGGACGTACAAGAAAACTTACAAGCAACAGCTTAAGTTTTTATTGTAATTAAAAAAGTTTATCTTTTTCCTAGGGGTTCTGTCGGCTTTACAAACTCATAATGATTTATAATCTGTAATAATTTTGGTCTCTTAGTTACACTGTAAGGTATAAATAATTTTGCAAGGTGTAGTGCTTTTTGATGAGAACATCTCCATCTCCATTGAGGTATCTTTGCTAAACTTCCTTTACCAATACCTTTGAAGTGAATACTACCCACTTTAACAATATCATAAAAATTTTTAATACAGTTTAAATCAGACATAGCAATTTCCATTGCAACATTCCACTTCATATAAATTTTACCATTAGGTTTGTTACACTTATATTGAGCATAGTTAATACATCCTTCTCCATCAAATAAACCTGCTGCATAAGCAATCATGTCCTGGTTACCGTGAGCCGTGTTTCTATTATTTAGCATCACCCCAACTTTCTCCTAGACCATACTCTACGATAGAAGGTACAGTAAACTCAATTGTATTTTCCATTATGTTTTTTATTTCTTTAGCGTGTGCTTCATCTTTAATGTTAAAACATAATTCATCATGGATCTGTAGCATAGGTAAATGACCTGCTTCTACACAATCCAACATGGCTTGTTTTGTTTGATCAGCTGAAGATCCTTGAATTAATCTGTTCAATGCTTTGTATGTATAGGCTCTTTTAATATTATCCTTACCATACTTAGCTACTGCATTCTCATATTTTTCTGCAACATGTAAACCAAAGTCTTTAGTTTCCCACATATCAAATCTACACTTCCTACCTTTTTTAGTTCTAATCACACCATCATTGGCAGCTTTAAGCATACATCTATCGGATAGTTGTTTTACAAATGGTACTTTCCTATTGTATTTAACAATCAATTCATCTGCCTCTTCTTTAGATACTCCTAAAGACATAGCTAATTTATTCTTACCCATTCCATACATTAGGCCAAGTCCAATTGTTTTAGCTTGAGTTCTTTCAATACCTACAAGATCTGCTACTGTTTGGTGAAAGTCTGCACTAGAATCTTTATAAGCTGCCATCAATTCTGCAGATCCATCATAACCTAATGACGCTGCATAATGTACAGTCATCCTTGGTTCTTGTTGTGAGTAATCAAAACTACCCCACTGATAACCTTCTTCTGGTATAAACAGACCTCTAATCTTAGGACCAAACTCTTTATTTCTAGCAGGAATTTGTTGTAAGTTAGGATTAGACATACTAAGCCTTCCAGATACAGTTCCTCCATTATCACTTCTTAACTGATTAATCTCTCCATGTATTCTACCGTTGACCTGGTACTTCATAATAGAAGTTAAAAAAGTTCCATGAAATTTATTGATCTCTCTTGCACTCACAATTAATTGTGCTATTTTGTTTTTATTATTAATCAACCAATTTTGTGTAAACGATGGTTCCTTTGTTTTTTCGGTTCGTGGGTAATCTAACTTTAGTTTGTCAAAAGCTTTGGCAATCTGGCGGGGTGCCCAAATATCTATTTCTACTCCTGTTTCTTTCTTTATATCCAGTAGTATTTCTTTTTCTTGGCGCATCATTTCTTTTCGTAATGTTTCAGCTTTTTCCACTTGCACTCTCACACCTCGTTGACGCATTTTTATTAGAACCGGCAATAGCTTCTGTTCCATTTCCCACACAGTAGTTAAACTCTGCATTTTAATTTCTTGTTCAAATCTTCTCCAAAGTTTTAAAGTTAACTCTGCATCTTGTTCTGCATAATAGCCAACATGTTCTGCAGGTAACTTCCACATCTCTGCTTTAGGATCTATACCATGAGCTGCTGCAGCTTCTCTTAATTCTGTTTCTGCTTTTATTTCTCCAAGATAATCTACTGATAATGCATTTAAAGAAAAACTAAATCTATTCTCATCTAACAATGCTGCTGCAATCATTGTATCTATAATTGGTCCGTTGACCGTGATGCCTGATGCTTCTAACCAACCTACATCATATTGAGCATTGTGAAATATTTTTGGACAAGGTAAAGCACATATATCTTTCATATATTTTTTAACTTGTTCTGGTATCATGTTACCACCACCTAAATGATTGAATGGGAAGTATCCTTTCCAACCATCTACTGCTACTGCAAAACCTACAATCTCACCTTTACCTAAAGCCCAACCAGCTCCAAGTTTATTATTAATACCATCATCTCTTGTCTCTAAGTCGATAGCTATTTCTTTGGCACCAGATAAATCTTTATATTCACTTGGTGTATTCCACATTGATTTTTTAAATGTTAATGTAAGTTGTAGTCCATTCATGAGTCTTCCTTCGTTGGTATATTTTTAATTTTTATATAACAGTCTGCACAATAATATTTTTCATCTTCTATTATCACTGCATCCTTATTACATTTTTTACATTTACTTTTTTCTTTTTCCATCCTTCATTTTTTTTATTTCTAAATCACAGTAATGTTTTATTTTCTCTAAGTCTTCAATTCCATTTTTACCCAGATACCTACAAACATATTTCACAACGTTACCCTGAAAAAAAGATAAATTATTTTTTGAAATAAACTCATAAGGTTGAATGGTAAAATCCTTATAATGATTCCCACCTATCTGCTTATCTTGTGGAAATGCTTCTTCTAATAAACCTTTATTTGTCATTTTTCTCCTGCACGTAAATTAAATAATCAGATCCAATTGGATAGTTATACTTATAGTCAGTTCGAAGTAAATGTAAAGTTTTTCTTGCTCTAGTTGCACCAGTATACCAAACTCTACGTTCATCACTTTTTTCTTGTTTGTTTTTATGTTCGTAGTCAGATGGATAGTTACCTTTACTATAAAGCACTACATGATTTGCTTCTCCACCTTTAACACTATGAATTGTATCTATTGTAATTAATGGATCTTTATCTAATTCTTTTTGTCCATAACGTCTTAGTAATCTAATAAAGTGTCTTACTTGTCTAGGTTTAAAGTTCCTTCTTAGTATCCAATACCAAGGCTTAGTTTTATCTGCTGCTTTTAGTTCTAAGCCACACCATTGTTTTAAATCTTCAAAGTTATATTCTCTCAAGTCTGGCTCATTTCTCCAAAACTTATCTGATCTAAATTCTGGTTTTTCTAATTCTCTTATAAACTTGTATAAATTTTTAGCCTGTCTTTTATCTATCTTTTTATCTTTTGTAATTGCAGTCCAGGCTTTAATAGCTTCCCATTGTTTAACATCAAAACATTTTGTATCTTTGTTATCTTTGTAGTATAGTCCAGCATCTTTAGCTAACATTCTTAATTCATTTACCGTCTCATTTATTCTACCTAGTATGTACCAATCTTCTTTTAACTTCTCAAAAGGTATGTCTTTAAATGATAAATAACTTTTTACATATCCTTTAGATTCTCCTGGTTGATATTCTTTCTCTTCACTATCTTTAATCCCTCTTCTAATAACCTGAGAGAATGCATAGATAGCTTCTCCAAATCTTTGAGTCTTTCTTAATTTAACTTTTCTACCAGGAAAGAAAGTTGTAAAATATTTTGGATCTGCACCATTCCATTTATATATACCCTGGTCATCATCTCCTGCTAAGTATATACGATCTACTTTATCTGCCATCCTATAAATAACTGACCATTGCAATGGTGTGCAATCTTGTGCTTCATCTAATATTAAAACTTTTAATTTTGGAAAATCTAATGTGATTGCTTTTTCAATCATATCATCAAAATCTATTAAGGGTTTCTCTGCACTATTTAATTTATAGTTTTCATATGTTCTTATTTTTCTAAAAAATATATCTAAAGAATCTTTTTTAAAACTTTCTCTTTTGTAAGCTTCCTCTGGTTGTATTAATAAATTTCTAGCTTTACTGTATACTGCTAAGGACCAATCTTTATATGCAAAGCTATCATCAGATAATCTCTGATCACTAGTTTTAATTATCTTTGTTCGTAATGCAAAATCTATAGCTGCATCTTTAGGATCAAATACATCTTCAGTAAAATATCTCCTGCAATATGTATGCAATGTTTTAAATCTTAAAAAATCTTCTGAAGTATAATTAGGAAAAGACTCCATAGTTCTTCTCACTGCAGTATTAACAGCTTTATTGGTAAAAGATAAATAAGCAATATCATGAGGCCTGATACCTCTTC